ACGCAGCTGAGATGATGAACAAGGATGAAGGTAGAGAGGTTAGTCGTACATACTCAAAAGGCGTATCATTTGCTATTCTGTATGGAGCTGGCCCTAAAAAGATTAGTGAAATGCTTGAGGTAGATTATGAGATGGCTAAAACATTGATGGACGCTTATACAACCGCAGTGGCGCCGGGTCTTAAAGATATGCAATCCACTATGCGCACGCGGTATAAGTTAAATCAACCCATTAAAACAATTGGAGGTAGATTAGTTAAGATGGAACCACCTAAGGTTATACTAGGAAGACTAAGAGAGTTTGACTACAAAGGCGTTAACTTATTAATTCAAGGCTCCGCAGCTGATCAAGCTAAGCAAGCCATGTTAGACTATCAAAAGACTCGTAACGGTAGCCGGTTATTATTAAGTGTGCATGATGAGTTGGTTATTAGCGCACCAATAGAACATATTGAACGTGAGGCTAATTGCCTAATGAACGCTATGTGTAACGCTGTTGCAATGGATGTCCCTATGGTAAGTGATTACAAAGTAGGTGACACGTATCAGGAGACAAAATGATATTACAACCGAGGTATCCTAAAACGCGTATGGCATCAAGACGTCGTGCGCATCTAAGGAAGTGGGTTAAATTCAATGCATTGCAATGCTTTAAAATACGTATAAAATACGGTCGTCGTAAGAACATTCACTGGTGGAGAACATGAGTTATTCAAATTCAAGCATTAAAACATACGAGCAATGCCCTTTCAAATATAAACTGACACGTATTGAGCATCGACAAGAGCCAACAGGCGACGCCGCAACACGAGGTAAAGCAATTCATAGTGAGTTTGAAGACTTATTAAAAGATGGCTTGCCTTTGTACACTGAAGCAACTGCGCACTGGGAAGATTATGTAAATGAATTAAAAGCTAAAGGCGCTAAATCTGAGGTAGAGCTTGGCTTTACTAAAGATTGGGAGGTGTGTGGCTTTTCAGAGAGTATAGTATGGCTTCGTGGAATTATAGATATCCTAGTTATTGATCATACCACAGCCTATGTTGCTGATTGGAAAACTGGCAAAGAACGTGATTATGAAGAGCAATTAAAGCTCTACGCCGTTATGATCTTTGCAGCACACCCTGAAGTAACTAAAGTTGATATGGAGATTATCTATACTGATTTAAAGAAAAAAGTAAAGTACACAGCCATAGAGCGTAAGGACTTTGAGGCACTAAAACTATGGGTAGACAATCGTATTAGTCGTATTGAACGTGATGATATTTACGCGCCTAAGCCTAGTTTTGGCTGTAGGTGGTGTCACTTTAGAAAAGATAATGGCGGCCCTTGCAGATGGTAGCCCGAGTTATTCTAGAACGAGAGCTTGAAGGCTATTTTGCTAGGCAATGTAAGAAAAAAGGCCTGATGACTTTAAAGTTGAATGTTCGATTTTCTCGTGGCTGGCCTGATCGTATTGTGGTGTTGAAAGATGGTAAAGTCATGTGGGTTGAGTTAAAAAGACCCGGTGCTAAACTGTCACCGCTACAAGTTAAAGTACACTTTGAGCTTAATAAGTGGAACCAAGAAGTATATGTAATAGATTCTAAAGAAGGGATAGATAATGTTTTGGCAACCGCATGAATACCAAAAAGAAGCTGTTAAGTTTCTAGTAGAACGAGGCTCAGGTGGTCTATGGCTTGACCCGGGCTTAGGTAAAACTGCTATTGTTTTATCGGCGTTTAAAGTACTACGCGCCAAAGGGCTTGCAAGTAAGATGCTAGTGTTAGCGCCTCTACGGCCTGTGTATGGCGTTTGGCCTACAGAAGCACAAAAGTGGGAGCAATTTGAGCATTACTCAGTTGGTGTACTCCACGGCAACAAAAAGAATAAAGTCATCAAGCAAAACCACGATATCTACGTTATGAACTATGAAGGGTTGCAATGGCTTTCAAGTACATTAAATGGTAAAGAATGGCCGTTTGATATTTTAGTTGTTGATGAGATTTCTTATTTAAAAAATACGCAGACACAACGATTTAAAACATTGAAGCCAGCTTTAAATAAGTTTGAACGTCGCTGGGGCCTCACTGGTTCACCCGCGCCGAATAGCCTATTAGACATATTTGGCCCACAGCTTGTGATTGACCAGGGCGCTACTTTTGGTGCCTACATATCAAGATTTCGCACTGAATACTTTTATCCTAGCGGCTACAATGGCTATGAATGGAAGTTGCAAGCTGATGGTGAGGCTAGAATACAAGCAAAGTTAGAAGGTAAGGTATTACGTATGGCAGCCTTAGACCATTTAGACTTGCCTGAGCTGGGGTATAACAACGTTATGGTAGTACTACCTCCCGCTGCCAGAAAAATGTATGACGCCTTTGAAAAAGCTTTGACCATTCAAATAGAGCAAGGCGACATCACTGCGGTTAACGCTGCTGTGGCTGTTATGAAAGGGCAACAAATAGCCAATGGTGGTTCTTATTTAGATGGTGAAGATAAAACCAGCGTACATATACATGACGCAAAGACTGAAGCTGTATTAGAACTTGTAGAAGGGTTATCAGGCCAGCCTTGCATTATTGGGTATCACTTCCAACATGACTTAGAAAGACTCAAGCTAGCGTTTCCTAACGCGCCTGTTATTGGCTCAGGTGTTATAGGTAATAAGCTTGATGCGATTATTGAAGCTTGGAACGCCGGTGAAGTGCCTGTCTTACTTGCGCACCCGATGTCAGCAGGTCATGGCCTTAATCTACAAGGCGCAGGGCACGCAGTTATATGGTATTCGTTAACTTGGTCATTAGAAGTCTATGAGCAATTCATTCGCAGACTCTGGAGGCAAGGCCAAAAGAACCATATTATGGTGCATCACATTATCGCAAAAGATACAATTGATGAAGCTATCCTACAAGCTGTGCGGAAAAAAGACAAAACGCAACAAAATTTATTAAAGGCTGTGAAAGACTATGTACAACGTGATAAAATAACTATTACTTGATTATTGAAAGGAATTGTAATGGATATTACAACTGTAGCACCCTCATTTATTTCTCAACCACCTCAGGAGCAACCTATGCCCGCAAATAAGCGCATGCACGTCAAAAAAACTGCCACTATTACATTGTTGGCAACAGAAAACCCAAAGCGAAAGAATACACTAAGCTTTACAAGGTTTGCTTTATATAAAAATGGTATGACTGTTGGCGATTATATTGCAGCAGGTGGCCGTTCTGGTGACGTTAATTACGACGTTGAAAATGGTTATATCAGCATCAGCCATGGACAAGAGCAATGAACATACTTATAACAGGCGTTACTGAAACGCATACAAATCATCCGAATAGAGCAAGCTCTACAAAGTTTATCTCTATTCCAGAAATGATGGCTACCGCTTACACAAAGCTAGGCTATAGTGTTGACCATCGTGCTATTGAACTAGGAGAAGACCTCTCTATGTACGATACAGTCTTTGTATATGTATACCCCTTAGACCACAATGCAATTGATCCCGAGGGTGCCATCTATGCACTGCAACAACGGCCTGATGCATACATTTGCCTTGACGATTGGTCATTTCAAAAGATCTTGCCAACATGGGAAAGCAAAATCGATTTAATGCACTTAATGAATCGTACATGGCTTGCACCGTTATTCCCTTGGGGCGACATTGACAAGATGAAATTACCTGTAGCAAACATTATTGCATGGGACCCATCACCGCTATATGAAATGCCACCTGTACATCAATTATCATGGCAGCAACGTAAGCAAGAATGGTATAACGCATCACTCTCAAAAGATGCGCATGAATGGGCAACAAAGCAACAACTAAAGTGGCCTGTGTATTCCATTGGCGGTAAAGCACTAGGTCAGCCTAGAATTTTGGAGTCAGATGTTGTATGGCAATATGGCTCTTACAAAGGTGTGCTATGCCCTACATACGCACATGCAGGCTCTGGCTGGTGGAGAGTACGTTATTTACACGCTGCAGCTGCAGGTTGTGTGCTTGGTGGTAACCCATTGGAGTTGAACATGATCGGGCCTGCGTATAGTTACGCATTAGCCGGCTTAGAAATGATGCATGATGATGACTTACGGCACATTGCAATACTGCAAGCAAGAGAATTATGCACTGCAACAATAAAAGAAACAATGTACATTTTAGAAAGATTGCTATGATTGTAATACTTGAAGGACCTGACGGCGCCGGCAAGACAACGCTATCAGACACATTACGTCAACGGTTGCAAAATGGTAAGATGGTACACGTTGTTAAGCATGGCCCATACGCTGATGTAGAGGCAGAGCACTTATGCAAAATCTATTTCAGAGCAATGACACCTGCATTAACATTTGATGACCACGTTATCATGGATCGCTCTTGGCTGTCAGAGCCTATTTATGGTAACGCTTATCGTAATGGGCAAAATCGTATTGACATGCCACGTAAACGTATGCTTGAGCGTGCTGCTTTATCTCGTGGTGCTGTAGTTGTACATTGTCAGCCTGATTTTGAAGTTTGTGCTAAAACATTTTCACGTCGTACTGACGAAGAATACTTAGATAACTTACTGCAATTGGAAGCTGTATATGATGAGTATGAAGCTTTAGGGCTAATGACAGCACTGCCAACAATCCACTATGACTACACACGTGACACAATTGATGAACTAATGAGTAAGATCGATTACATTTACGCGTCAAGGCAAAACAAAGCAAGTGGCGGTGGTTGCTTCAAGGAAGGTAATATCCTTATGTTGTGCGATAAGGGCCCTAGAACCAACGTAAAAGAATCTGCAGTAGTTATACCTTTCATTAACTTTAATGATGATGACGGCCCTAGTCGTATGCTTGCAACCACATTACAGAATGAAGGCGTCATGGAAAATGAAGTCTATTGGATTAATACGCAAACTTATACCGGCTTGCCAACTGATCCAAGCTTTATTGCAAAACTAAAACCTAAAAGAATTTTTGCGTTAGGCAATAATGCGTATACATGGGCTTTACAACATCAAATCAAAGCTGTAAAATTACCACCACCTTTGCATCACATGCAAAATTATCCTGATCAACCGTATCACATCACAGAGATTAATTATGGAACTTTCAACACTGCATAACGAGCATGACTTAATTCAACTGTACCAATGCCTTAAAGAGTATGGCCACTGGTCTGAGCCTCGAGGTGAAAAGACTCTTGAGATTGAAAACTTTACTTACACAATGGGGCCGTATGTTCGATTCAATTCTTTTGCAGGTCGTAACTTTAATCTCAAGTATCTCAAGCGCGAAATGGCTTGGTATTTGCGTGCTGACCCTACAGATTTGTCTATTACAGAACATGCTGCGCAATGGGGAAAGATCGTTGTTAACGGAAAGCTTAATAGTAATTATGGCTCTTACTGGTTTGGTAAGTTTGGTGTACGGCATATTGTAAACATTTTGCAAAACGATCCAATGAGTCGCCGTGCAGTCATACCAATGTATGGCACTGATGTTGACCACATGGATAAAGAAGCTAAAGATGTGCCTTGCACTATTGCTATTGAGTTTAGATTGCGAAATGGTAGACTAAACACACGTGCGATCATGCGTTCTCAGGACATTCTTTGGGGCATGGCCAATGATCTACCCACATTTAGTTTCCTACAGGAAATCGTTGCAGCGCTTTTAAACGTACAGTTAGGCACACTAACAATTTCTGCAGGTTCATTCCACGTATATGAATCTCGTATGGATATGTTTAATTCAATCATTAGCAATAAGACATTAGAGCCAATTGTTGATAAGCCTCCACGCATTAATCGTTATGAAGCGCACAATCTTATTGAGCAATCAATCAACCCTACATTCGAGTTCTCAAAATGGCTAATGAACATATAACGTTGCAACTAGAAGCTGAATTCAGAGATGTTGCATTACGCATGTTGCGTGACGGTCATGGCATGAATAGTATCATTACCGCGTTGCAAGAAATTAAAGTAGAAATGGTTACGGCGTCTCGATACAATGATGCTATACGAGATGCGTTGTATAAACCTTAGTTATTCTTGCGGTTTAGTCTTTGGCTGACTAAAATACTTGTATGCTTCATACGCCAGTGGGGGAACTGACATTGCGGCGCCTGCAATTTTAGCGTAAGGATTAGGTGCCATCATTAACGCACCGCCTGTTCCACCAAGCATGCCCATAGCACCGGCAGTCTTGTCGCCCTTTTGATACTGTTGTGCGCCTTCCATGAATTGCGCGCCGCTTAATCCCCCGCCTAAAATATTTAAACCTGGGATTTTATTAATAGCGTAACCAGCTTTTTGTAGCATATTCATTTTTTCTGGAACGAACTGCTCTGCTGTAGTTGCTGCACGTGTTACTGCGTCTTGTGCCGTAGCTAGCTTTCTGGCAGCTTCTCTCTCACCTGCGCTTACTGCACCGGGAGCTCCAAGCGCGTCGTATTTTAATTTTGATTTAGCGGCGTTACTTTGTGCTTCAGCGTACGCTGCTTCTAGCGCTGCAACTTTGGCAGCAGCAGCTTTATGTGCGGGTGACATGTAATTTGGGTCAATGGTGTTAGGTATTAACATACCTTGCCCGGCTTTATTTGTCACGTTAGTTACATTGAAACGATTTGCTATTTCTGGCGGTAAAGCCTTTGCTTGATTGTACAGACGGGCGGACTCAGTTGACGAAGCGCCTGCTGGTGATAGACCACCCACTACTTTTTCATTCCATCTACCCCCACTTGATGCAGGGTCAATAGGTTTATTAATTGTTTCAGGCAAAAACCTTGCTTGTTCTAATTTAGCAGCTTCAAGTTGTTTGCCAATAGTTTCTAATTGACGTTGTTAGTTTAATAACTCATCCATCAATGTATCAACATTTGCTGTCTTTAATACTTCTTGAAAGTTTAACGCTTTACTTCTTTTGTCAGCAATTGCCTCAGCGGTTGTTTGCTTTGCAAGTAGTGCGTCATATTTCTTTTGCGATGTTTGTGATGGCGATGGAAGTGTAGGAGCTCTTGTACCAATTGCAGCGCCTGCTACTCCGCCAATAACATCACCTGTCAGTGTTTTACCGGACTCTGGCGTAGCTGCAGCAACTTCATTTACCGTAATAGGCGGCTCATTTAAGTCGCCAACTGTGACTGTACCTCTTTGTGGTTCTTTTACGTCAACAACAGGCGGGTCAAACAAATCATCTTTAGTCTTTGCCATATGCTTACCTATATCCGAATGTAGTTGCTAGTTCATCTTTTTGTGTGCGGTGCCGCCCTAATGCATCAGTATAACTTGAGTTGTCAAAGAATGAGCCTGGGTCTTTACCTTTGTTTGTCTTCTCCCAGTTACGTAACGCAGTGTAATGCTCATTACGTAGTCTTGCATCAAGGATTTGATTTCTTGCAAAGTAGACAATATTCTTAATTGTATTCTCAACAGTTGGCATTGGCGCGCGTAAGAGTATTGCGTCGTTGTTACTTGGATTAGCGCCTAGTAAGCCTTTGTTTGCTTTTGCGTTCATTAAGAATTGCGTGCCTAAGATCTGATATGCACGTTCAAAGTCATTCCAATCTTCTTTGGAAAAGTTCTTATACCTTGAATACACATCAGTTGGTATTTTCAATTGCGCAGTAAAGATGTTAGTAGTTAAACCTACGCCTTCTTTTGCAGCAGCTGCTAAACCATTTAATAAGCTAGGCTCATTTTTAAAGATTCCAAACACTCTACGGTCAGGATCTTTTTTGGTAGCATCACGCTTAAGTATACTACGTAAGTCAGTTAAGTCGCTAATTGAGTCATCATTGAATTTTGGCGGCGCTGCGTAAATTGCGCTTTGCATTTCAATGAAAGGCTTTTCAGTTTCTACAACTCGAGTCTTTTCAATTTCTCGTTCTTTTTCAATATCTTTAGCGCGTTGTTCGTTTCTACCTTTGATTGACAAACCTGCATACTTATCGTTGCTAGCTAGTAGGGTAGGCGCATTGTCTGCTGTAGCTTGACGTCTATTAAACATTGGCGTTGGGTCAATAGGTTTACCATCTTTACCAATAATACCGAATTCTAGATGGGCTCCAGTTGACTTGCCTGTTGAACCAAGTAGTCCAATAACTGTGCCGTTAGTGACAGGGTCGCCTTCTTTAACAGTTGCAGCGTTTAGATGCGCGTAATAAGATTTTGAACCGTCAGCGTGCTGCACCACAACTCTAGTGCCATAGCCATCACCCTTATCGCTAGCTTGTATAACTTTACCTGGGATACGCGCTTCAACTGGCGCATCTTTTGCACCTACAAAATCAATGCCTGCGTGAAATCTTTGTGATGTTTTATCAATAGGGTCAGTACGCATTCCAAAGCCACTAGAAACTTTAGCGTCTTTAACAGGTGGCTCCATGCCTAAGCCTTCTGTTGTTGGCGCGGCTGCTGGAGGTGCATTTGCAGGTGGTGTTGTTGGCGCACCTGGCAATTTCATACCTTTTATTGATGAAGGAGACAATAACGGTATAACTTCGGGACCTGATGTTGCAATTATTTCTGCAGCTTTATTTTGTTCAGTGTCTTGTTTATTTAGTAATTCTTCACGTTGTATGTCCATGCCAAATGCATCTTTTAACGCTGATGCTAGTTCAGGATACGCCATACGAACTGTTGCGTATACACCCGGAGTGAGCTTATTAATTAATGAAGGCTCAAGTGTGCCTGATTTAATATCTTCAGTTAATTGCGTAGGCTCCATGCCAAACGTTTGTGCAACCAAGTTTAACGCTTTTGATTGGTTAGACATTTGATATTTTTGACCAGCTAGTTGCGCACGCATCATAGCAATCCCAGGTTCTTGCTCAGTTCGGCGTTGCTGTTGTGCGCCTAACGCAGTACTGGTACGACCAATGGCTTCACCTATGCCACCTGTTTTGCCTGGGTCAAGGAGTGATCCTGCCAACTCAAAATAGTTTGGCTGATTTCTTTGCTCTAATGATGCTAAAACTTTTTGAATAGCATCAGTATATTCTTGTTGCCCAGATGGGTCCAAGCTTATGCCGCCGGGCATTGCAGGTAACGCTGTAGGTAGTGCCATATTATTTCCTTATTAATAAAGCGAGTATTCACTAGGGTCAATAACAGTGCCGTCTGATTTAATGTAGTTACCGGCATCATCAACTGTTACTGACCCTGCGCCAGGAATTTCAGGTATTGTTGTATTGCCGTTAACATCAGTAATTGCCCCGGTACCGCCTGTATTAATCCCTAGTAATTTTGATAATGCGCCTGTTGACGCATCAGTTGCGCCGCCAAATAACTTACCAATTGCTGTGCCTAAGTTTGTCTGACTAATACCTGCGCCTAGAGCGCCAAGCCCTGCGATTTGCTGTAGTGGCGACGCTGCGTACGCACCAGGGATTGGGCCTGTATATGAGGAGCCTGTTGATGTAGGTATTGTGTAGCCGCGTAGTAGCTGTGACTGGTTTGTTAATTGCTGCATTGGGAATAGCTGCTCGTTCTGTGCAATAGTTTGCTTTTGTCCGCCCATCGTAGCTAATGCATTAATATCACCAAGTCCAAGTTGCTGTGTTGTGCTTGCAAGGTTACCAAGTTGCTGAGCTGCTGCAATTCTGTTTTGCATATCTTGCTGTAGTGCTTGCGCTTGCTGTGCTGTAATACCAAGCTGTGCATTTGCTATTGTGTCGCCTAATGCGGCAGCACCACGTTTAGAACCAAACTGGCCTGAGCCTACAATACCTGCAGTTGCTTGTGGCGCCAGATTTCTTGCTATATTAGCTTGTCCAAGATTACCAATGGCTTCAGATAAGTTTGAATTGCCTACATTCTGCGCCATGTTAATTGCACTTTGCAATGCGGGCTGGTAATTACCTACATTCTGCGCTGTTTGATTAAACGCCTGATTTTGTAGATCAGTTGCGCCTACGTACTGAGCGTTTTGGGCTGTACTGGCGCCTTGCTTTGCTAACTGATTTAAGTAGTCAGTGTAGAATGCAGGTGCAGCAGTAACTTGCTGCTGAGTGGTAGTGATATTAGGCAGTGGCGCGCCTTGTGTGAACGAGCCTCCGCCTGAGCTTGGAGTGCCTACAGTTGGTGCTGGAGTATAGGCAGCTGCTGGGTCGACTGGGACTTGACTTAGAGGATTAGTAGCCATAGGTGTTGTTCCTGTAGGTGTTGCTGTGGGTGTTAATGGACTTGCTGGTGTACCTGTTACACCATTCAAAACTTGAGGTTGTTGAACAGGTTGTTGTACGCCACCTGTAGAGCCAAGGATAGAATCAGCAGGTCTTCTTAGTTCATTTAAATTACGTGCGTAATTCTCACGAGTCATGTAAGGGGCCATGTTTCGTAGCTTATCTTCTCTTGTAGCATCAGGGCCATACTCAAATATTGGTGCGTTTTGCAAACCGTCCATAGACGTTGCAAATGTCAATCCTTCAAAGTCAGACGGATTTGTATAGTCTTGTTGCTGTGGTGCAAGTGGTGGAGGAGTAGGCCCAGGCTGTTGCTCAGGAGGGCCTTGATAATTAGGGTCGCGAACCATTTCACCATTTACCATACTAAATCCCATTGGAACTTTACCGGCGTTAGGGCCTGTAAAGAATGATTCTCTAGGTATACCTTGAGGCTGATTAACCATAACGCCTTCACTGTTATAAGAGCCATCAGGGTTTTTAGGTATGTCGTATCTAGCTATATTGCTTTGGGGCATAGGAGTTGGTGCTTGTAATGAAGGGTTTGGTTGTTGCGCTTGACGATTTTGAAACTCAGTAGCTAAACTTGGGTTTGCTTGCCATTGTTCGTATGTAGGTGCGCCAGGCTGATTATACCAACCTTCAACTCCTGCATTATAGTAATTACCTCTTGGATTAGGCGTACCATCAGGGAATTCTGTGAATGCCATGCCTTGATTTGCGCTTTGACTAGGTTGACCAAACAAATTATATTGCGACTGATACGGCATACTATTTTGTTTATTCATTAAATCTTGATTATTTAAATAAGAAACATAATCTTGAGGCATTGTTGGCATTTGGTCGCCTGACCCACCATTGAAAAGAGAATTATTGTTATTTCTATCAGCGTAAGTTTTATTAAAATAAGCCATATATTGTGGATCAGCTTTTCCTGCATCATCTATAGCTTTAAGTTGCGTATTTAAATCGCCACCATAGTTGTTTTTATCTTCAAAATAAGCAATTCTAGGGTTTGGATTAACATATTGATAATTAGTAACTTCTTGCGTAGCAGGTTGTCCCATGCTAGGGTTTTTTAAGAAATCATCATACGATTGATTTTGCAAATTAGCTATATTGCCTGAACCATAACCACCAAATGGCATCATCACATAATCATCAGTTGCTGCTGTGGTATTTAGATTATTTTGATAACTTTGATACTGTGGAGACTGATAGTAAGACTGATTAAAATTTGGAATCATTGGAACTAAAGGTTCTTGTGGGGCAGAATAATTAATGTCTAAACCGCCTAGCCCTGAAAACCCTGCTGTCCCTGAATCTTGCGTTTGAGCTAGATTAGATTGACCTGTTGGCAAAGCACCTTGCGTAGGGTTCACAGACGCATCGTTCCCCATTGACTGACTAGGGTTAATTGATGCATCTGCAAATGCTGGATTAAGTGCCATATTATCCTCTAGTGTGCCGTTTTAGTGCTTCTTTCATATATGCTAATGGCGAAGCTTTAGGCGGTATCTTATCAACTGGTGCTGAGCGCTTATGCTCTCTTGCAGCTTCTCTAAAGTGATCGAGTAGCTGAGCACCTGCATCAGATGAGCCATTACCTAATGAAGCCACAGTATCAGCGTCAAAAACATACTCACCATCAGCGAGCATAGCAGGAATATCATCAGACTGTCCATCACCAGCACCTTTCACGTAATGCCCTGTTGTTCCTGTCTTAAACTCAGGAATATGCCCACCGTCTTTAAATCCCATTGTATTATAAGCAGGAGCACCTAGTAATTTTAAACCAGAAGACATCAAAGCGCCTGTTTGTTCTTTGTCGCGTAGCTTTTTAAGATGAGTTAAGTAGTCATCCATTGTAGCACTACCGCCTGACGCGTACCCTAGCATACTAGAAGCTGCTGAGAACATTGGTGCGCCATACGATGGATTAGTTCCGCCTTTATCTGCAAGCATTGTTTGAAATAATGTGTTGTATGGGTTCGACTGTTGCATATTTCCGCCTGTTGCTTGTTGAGGTATTTGTGGTGATAGTGCTGAAAGACCTGTTGGGCCAGATTGATTTAGTAAATGCGGCGCAACCATTGATAGCAATTTAGGGTCTAGCTGCTTTAGTTGCTGTAGAATCTGTGTATTGGCGTATACAGGAGCTGCAGCCAATGACTGCCCTGAAATAGGTGTGGGTATGCCACCAGATTGCGATGTGCCAGACGAGGGTGCGTTATACCCACTTGATGCTTGTGTTTCAGTAGTTGTGGCAGTTGGTAATGCGCCTGGTGTTTTAGGCGTAGTAGTTGTAGGCGTCTTAGGCGATGTAACAGTTCCTACAGCAGTAGTAGGCGTCTTTACATGCGTTGTAGGTGTTACAGGTGGAGTCTCATCAGAGGGCGGCTCAGGATTGTCCCATGGGTCA